GGAAGGAAATTGCACCCACTCTATACCGAGCGCCGCTGCTCGGTAGCGTCGAGCGTTCGCTGCGCTCGGCATCAGCGTCGGTACGTCTCGCGCAATGCGGGGCCGCTGCTGGCGTAGGGGCCGTCGATATCGGGCTGCCAGGTCCGCTCGACGGCCCCGCCAATTTAACGCGGCTTAGCGCGAAGAGGAAGTCATGACCCTCGATATGCATGCATCTCTCGACGAGGCGCTCGCCATCGTCAAATCGGCCGGCTATCGCGTCTCCAAGCCGAAATTGAAATCAAAGCCCAAGCGCAAGGACCGTGCCGGTCCGACGATCGTGGTCGAATTTGTCGACGGCGTGACCACGCGCATGTCGGTCTTCACGTCGCTCGAGCAGCTGGATTGGGAGCGCGGCATGCGGTTGTCGCAGGCGGCATGGCAATCGCGGTGGCGGCGCCGGCACGCCCAGCATCTCAAACAGATGGGTAGACCCTGCATAGTCGATCTCGTCGCGCCGGTTCCGCCACCAGTCGCCGCGGCGCATTTCGAGCGGCAGGACGGCACGGTGCTCGCGCACTGGCCGGATAGCGAGCGCGTGCCATGAGGATCGGCGGCTACGATTCCGCAGAGTTGGTGCATTCGCCGTTTGGCGGCAGCGTCGCAGCGCGCGTTCTGCGCTGCCCGGCATCCGTCGATCTCATTCAGAAAGTGCCCGCGTATTTGCGCAAGCCTTCCGCTTACGCCGACCGCGGCACGGCGTGCCATGCGGCGATAGCTCTTCTCCTCGCCAAAGACACGCATGCTCTCGTCGAGAGCCTCGTCGGCAAAACGTTCGGTAACTACACGATCACGTCCGATGACGTCGCGACCGCCATAGGGCCGGCCTACGCCTACGTGGAGACGCTCCTAGACACGCCCGGGGCCGAATACTTCCTCGAGCGGCGCGTCGTCTTTCCCACCATCCCTGATACCTGGGGCACGGCCGATCTGCTCGTCCGTATCGACCGCACGATGCACGTGATCGACTTCAAGTTCGGCGTCGGCGTGCGCGTTTGCGCGCTCTCCCCGGACGGCGACGAAGACGTCATCAACGCGCAGCTCGCGTTTTACGCCGCGGCGGCGCGCCACTCGCTGCCCGAATTCTTCGCCGGGGTCGAGAGCATCGTTCTGACGATCCTCCAGCCCGTGTCGATCGACGCCGACGCCGAGATGGTCTCGTCGGTCACGGTGACGCACGCCGAGCTCGACGAGTTTATCGCGATCTATCGCACCGCCTGTGAGGAAGCCCTCGCGCCGGCGCCGCGCTTGCAGCCGGGCACTCACTGCCGCTTCTGTCCGGCCCGGCCGATCTGCCCGGCGCATACCGGGCCGCTCTTGGATCTTGCCCAATTCGCGGTGCCGACCGCCGCGCCGCCCTCGACGGATGCCTATTTGCAAGCGCTCGCCGCCGGCTTGGACCTTGTCGATGCAGTCAAAGATATTCGCACGGCGCTGCACGACCAGGCCAAGCGCGCGCTGCAGAACGGCGACCACGTGCCCGGTTACACGCTCTCGGCTGGCCGCGCCGAGCGCCGTTGGCGCGACGAAGTCACCACGTTTGTAGCCCTGCTTAGCCTCGGTCTCGACCACGACGATGTGATAGAGGCCGAGACGCTGCGCTCGCCCAAGCAGGTCGAGCTGCGAGCCAAAGCGCGCGGCCTCAAGGTCCCACAGGAATTGATCGTCCCGAACTGCTCCGGCGTCGCGCTGGTGCGGAGTGAAAACGCGCACGCCCCGGTGCCCGGACGGGTCGAGACTGCGCGAATGTTTTCCGAGGCGCTCGAAGCCTTCCAAGGAGGGAGGCAAGCATGAAGAACGATCACGACCATGATCGCGACCGCGATCACGCCAACGACAATGGCGAACACGAAAGGCCCGGGAGCAAGCTTGCCCCCGCGCCAGCAGGAGGTGCGCTTACCTCCTTGGCGGCGCTCCAAACGGCGCTCGCCAACGTCAATACCGCTGCCATCATCGGCCGCTCCGGATTGCCGATGATGCTGTTCAAGCGCGAAGGCAGCGGCACTTGGGGATTCGGGCAAAAGCGCACGATCCCCGAGGCAGGCAGCCGGTGGGCCGTCAACCCGCTGACGTTCAAGTATGGCTACATCTGCTTCGGCGACAGCAACAAGGTGGTCGATGAGCGCCTCGTTTCTGTCAGTCAGCCGAAGCCTGTGATCACGGAGCTCCCCAATACGGGCTTCCCGTGGCAGGAGGAGTGGGCCGTCAACATGAAATGCCTCGACGGCGCCGACGCCGGCGTGGAGGTGATCTTCAAGGCGACGACCGACGGCGGCGTCAAAGCCATCGTCATACTGGTCGATCAAGTACGCGACCGGATCAACAGCGGTCAGCATGACGGCAAGATCGCGCCGATCGTGCTGCTCGAAAAAGACTCCTACCAGCACAGCGAGCACGGCAGGGTTTGGATTCCCGTGCTGAACACCGTCGATTGGATGTCGCTGGACGGCCCGGCGCCGACACCTGAACCGGCACCGCAGCCGCCCACCGAACAGCCACGGCGCCGGCGCGTCGCGTAAAGCCGCGGCACGCCTAATACAGAGCGAGGCCGGCCGCGCGGCGGCCTCGCCTGACTTCTCCGAGCCCTGGAAACCGCGATGTTTAACCCCGACGATCTTATTTGGGCAGATTTTGAGGTCTATGGCGGCCTGCTCGACTTAAAGGCCGCCGGAACGTTCCGCTACGTCGCCGAAGCGTCAACGCGCGCCATCGTTCTGGCCTATGCGATCGGCAGCGCGCCGGCACTGACCTGGCACGCCGACGGCGCAATCCTCGATTGGGACAACGCGCCGGGCGATCTTCGCGCCGCCTTCGAACGCGGCGCGATCTTTGCTGCGTGGAACGCGAGCTTCGACGCCGCCGTCTGGAATTTCGCCACGCTCGGATTTCCTTTGCTCGCACCCGAGCGCGTCATCGACCCGATGGTTCAGGCCGGCGTCTCCAACTTGCCGACCGATCTCGAAAACGCCTCGCGTTATCTCGGCGGCGCCGGCAAGCAGGCGGACGGCAAGAAGCTGATCCGAATGTTCTGCATCGAAGGCGCGAGCTCGCGCGAATACCCGGCAGAATGGGAGCGTTTTCTTGCCTACGCGCGCCAGGACATCGAGGCGATGCGCGAGGTCTATCGCCGAACCCGGCCGCTGCCGCATGAAGAGTGGCAGCAGTATTGGGCGTTCGAGCATATCAACCGGCGAGGCGTAGAGGTTGACAGGACTTTCGTACGCAATGCTGCGGCTCTAGCCAAGCAGGATGCCGTCGCCATCGGTCGACGGCTGACCGAGCTGACCGGCGGCGCCGCCACCAAGGTCACGCAAGCAAAAAAGATTGCGACCTGGTTGCACGACAACCTCGCCGACGCGGCGATGCGTGAAATCCTGATGGTCGGCGTTCCGACCGACGACGACGAGGATGACAACGCCGAAACGGATCAGGAATTCAGCCTGACGCGCGATCGCGTCGCCCGCGTGCTCGCGATGCTTGAAATCAAGCGTGCCAACGGCGGACTTAGCGCCGGCGAGGTGAAGGCGCACGAGGCCGCGACGTTGCGCCTGTACGGTGCGGGAGCGGCACCAAGAAAGTTCGCCAGCATCAATATGCAACAGGTCGACGGCGTGTTGCGCGGCCAATACCGCTTCGCCGGCGCTTATCAAACAGGAAGACTAAGCTCGAAGGGGGCTCAGATTCAGAATCTGACGCGGGACGTGCTCGGCGAAGACGGCGCCGCAGAGAGCCCGCTGGTCGAGGCAATCGCCAAGGGTTGCGATTATGCCACGCTGGTCGCGGCGGATCCTGCCGACACGCCGGCAACACGTAAGCTCGCCCTGATCGTGCGGCCGGCCTTGATCGCCCAGTCCGGGAAGCTGCTTGCATGGTCGGACTGGTCGGCGATCGAAGCGCGGATCACGCCTTGGCTCGCCGCTTCGGAAGGCGCCGAGCAGGTGCTCGATGTCTTCCGTACCAATGATCGCGATCCCATGCGGCCAGATAACTATGTCATCGCCGCCGCCGATGTCTTTCACAAAGACGTATGCACGATACCGAAACCGGAACGCCAGATTGGCAAGGTCGTGGTCCTCGCCTGCGGCTTCGGTGGCGGCGTCGGCGCGCTAAAGGATATGGCACTCAGCTATCGCATCCATCTCGAGGATGGCGAGGCGCGCCGCATCGTCGACGCCTGGCGCGAGGCTAACCCATGGGCGCGAGAGTTCTGGGGCGCGCACCGCGATGGCGAGAGCTTCGGGCTCTGGGGCGCCGCAATGAGCGCCTGGGAAGTGCCTGGCCGGATCACGACCGCGGGCCGACTCGCCTTCATCTATCGCGATGACTATCTCGGCGGCGCGCTGTTCATGGCGCTGCCGTCGAGTCGCTTGTTGACCTATCCGCGCCCGCGCTGGCGCGAGGTCGAGGTGCTCGGAAAGGACGGCAAGCCGACCGGCGAGAAGCGCACCGAGATGTCGTTCCGGCGCGCCCACGGGCGCGTGAAGCTATGGCACGGCACGCTCTGCGAGAACGCAATCAGCGGCACGGCTGCGGACATCCTGCGCACGACGGTCGCGCGGATCGAGACAAATCCGGCGCTCGCTTTCATGCCGATCCGCATGACGACGCACGACGAGATCGTGAGCGAGGTCGACGCGGCGCGCGCCGACGAGGCGAAGGCGATCCTGCGGCGCGAGATGCTGACGCTGCCGGGCTGGGCCGAAGGCTTGCCTTTGCAATCCGAAGAGCAAGTTTGCGCCCGCTACAGTAAATCAAAAACCACACTGATGGGGGTGCAACGCTCATGAACGCACCCTTCACCGCTCGCATTCTGCGGTCCTATCAGTCGCGAGCCGCGACTTGGTTATACGAGCGCGATGCTGCGTTCCTGATCGCGCCGCTCGGTGCCGGCAAGGGCGCCGCGGCGCTCACGGCGCTCGCCGAGCTGATCCGCGACGGACACCGCCGCCACGCGCTCGTCATCGCCCCGAAGCTCGTCGCTGCGACCGTGTGGCCGCGGGAGGTCACGCTCTGGCCACACCTCGCGCATTTGCGCGTTGCCGTGCTCAACGGCGCGCCCGAGCGCCGGCGGGCGCTTCTCGCTACCGCTGCGGCGCGCGAGGTGACGGCGATCGGCATCGATCTCGTGCCCTGGCTGGTCGGCGAGCTCGCCGGCCTGGCCGACGATCACCCGCTGCTCGACGTGCTGATCATCGACGAAACGTCGCGGCTCAAGGATCCGAGCGGCAAACGCGCCCGCGCGCTCCTGAAGGTCGCCGGGCGATTCCGGACGCGCTGGGGCCTGACCGGCACGCCGCGGCCGAACTCGAGCATGGACCTATTCATGCCGGCCGCCGTCGTGACCGACGGCGCGCTGTGGGGCCGCGCCTTCGTGCCGTGGCAGAAGCAGCATTTTCGACCGCGCGATCCGTTCGGGCGCGAATGGATGGCCCTGCCGGGAGCAGAAGCGAAGATCGCCGCCTCATTCGGCATGGTGGCGATGACCGTCGCCGACGAGGACATGCCCGACCTGCCGCCGCTCAACATCGTCGAGACGCACCTGCAACTACCAGACGCCGTGATGGCGAGCTATCGGGCGATGGCGCGGGAGCTGCTCACGACGGCCGAGGGGCGCACGATCGAGGCCGCCTCGCCGCTGATCGCGACCGGTAAGCTGGCGCAGATGGCCAACGGCTTCCTCTACGACACGGGCAATGATGATGCGGTCTTTGTACACGACCTGAAGATCGAATGGCTGCGCGAGCTGGTCGAGAGCCTCGACGGCGAGCCGCTCCTCATCGCCTACGAGTTCATCGAGGACCTACGGACCATCCGACGCGCGCTGGGAGAGGTGCCGGTGCTCGGCGGCCCGACCAGTGCCGCGGAGTCAGCGCGATTGGTTGCGGCCTGGAATGCAGGGTCGCTGCCGCTGCTCGCCTTTCACCCCGCCGCGGCCGGGCATGGCATCAACCTGCAATACGGCGGGTCGCGCATGGCGTGGCTGTCGCCGAGCTGGTCGGCTGAGCTCACCCAACAAGCAATCGCACGCATCTACCGGCCGGGGCAGACGCGGCATGTGACCATTCACGTCTGCGTCGCAATGCGCACAGTCGACGAGATGAAGCGCGACCGGGTGCTCGGCAAGATGAGCGCGCAGGAAGCGTTTCGGCGGCATCTGGAGCAAATCTGATGCAAAAGCGCACCGCCTTCCGCCTGGCCATGCTGGCAAACGGTTTCGTGCCGCTGCTGAATGATTGCAAGCGGTCGATCGAAAAGGACTGGCCGAAGCGGACTGTCGATGAGGCTGAGGTGCGGTCGTGGGATCGCAGCGCGCTGTTATCGACCGGCATGAAGCTCGACGGCGATCTGGCGGTGATTGACGCCGACGTCGCGGATGCGAGCCTCGTCGAGACCCTGGCGGACGCGCTCGGCAAGAGCTTTCCAACGCTATTCGAGCACGGTCTCGTGCGCCACGCTGGCGGGCCGAAGGAAGCCTGGATCGCACGCGTCGACGAGCCATTTCGACGGCTCGCTTCGCGGCGCTGGTATCGCGGCAGCGATCCGGACGACCCCGCCGTACCGAAGCATCTGGTTGAGTGCTTCGGTTCGCTCGGGACGCGGCAATTCGCAGTCGACGGGCCGCACGCGCGCAACCAGGCTGGCGAGGTCATCGACGAGTATCGGTTTGCCGGCGGCGCCTCGCCGGCGACAACGCCGCGGGCGGCCCTGCCCGTGCTGCCAAAAGCAGCTTACGCGCTGGCCTGCAATCTGTTCGACGAGATCGCTCAGGCAGCAGGGCTCGCCGCAGTCAGCGAGAGCAGCAGGCGAGGCGAAACGGAATTGCGACGCTTTGAGCTCGACGCCGATACCGAGATCGAAACGCGCGATCACGGCGCGATGACGGTCGCCGAGCTGGAACGCCACATGCGCGAGCGGCGCAACGGCACGACGACGATGCGCTGCTCGGGCAGCTTTCACGATCGAACGCGGGTGCGAACCGACTCGCATCTCATCAACTGGGGTCGCTACGGCCTCGGCATCTACGACACCATGACAGAAACGACATGGCACCGGCGCACGCGAGCCCCGTCCGCAACGTTCGCGTTCCTGGAGCAATTAAAGGGAAGGAACCCGCTCAAATGAAAGCTGATGCATTCAACGGCGAAGCTATCAGTCGGGCCGACCGAGAATTGCTGACACGCCTCGGCGACCACCCGTTGCTGCGCAATCCGCTCTACAGCGCGCCCCCGCCGCCGTTGCCCGACTACGCCACGCTCACTACCGCCGCCGCAGTGGAGGCGGCGCAGCGAGCGTGCTTTGCGGCTGCCCTCGATTGGCTGCTGGTGAACTACGCCTTCTGCAAGAGCGCCTTCATGGGCAAGGGCGGCATCATCTCGCTGGTCGACGGCGAGATGGGATCGCTCGTAAGCCTGCGCGGCTTCATGCAGCCCTACGCGTTCGTGAGCGAGGGGCCGAGAGGCGGGCGCAAGACGATATCCGTTGTCGATGACTGGATGAAGCACCCGCTGCGGGCGCATATCGACAAGGTTCAGGCCCGGTCCGATCGGCCGCGGCCGACGTTCGAGGAGGAAGGCGTCACCGTCTACAATCGCTATTGGCCGCCGACACACCCAACAAGCGGAGGTGAGATCGAGACATTCGAGACTTTCTTCGCGCGACTAGTTCCCAATGACACAGAGCGTGCGTGGTTCTGGAACTACCTCGCCCACAAGGCCCGCAAGCCGTGGGTGCCGATGATCGCGGTCATCATGGTGGCGGAGGAGTTCGGAACGGGCCGCGGGACGCTGTTTGATATCCTTGAGCTGCTGTTTGGCGAGGATTACGTCGTGCCGTGCACGTTCGGCGAGCTAACAGGAACCGCGGCAGGCGCGCGCTTCAACGACCGGCTCGCCAACGCGCTCATCGCCACCGTCAACGAAGCTGCCGATGAGGACGGGCACCAGCAGGCGCGGCGGCGGCTGAACTACGAGGCGCTGAAGAACGCAATCGAGCCGTCACCAACGGCGCGACACCGCTTCGAGGCGAAAGGACAGCACGCCTACGCACAGCGCTCGGCGAGAACCACGCTCATCGCGACCAACCATCGCGACGTGGTGAAGCTGCCGCGCGACGACCGACGCATCTGCGTCATCACCTGCGGCAGCAAGATGACGCCGATCGAGAGGGCCGACATCCGGGCCTGGATGGCGGTACCGGAGAACATCGGCGCGCTCCATCGGGCGCTGCTCATGCGGCCGGCGGTACCCCTCGACGTGTTCGACCCCTACGGCGACCCGCCGCCCTTCGTGGGAAGGCTCAAAATGATCGGGATGGGTGAGACCCGACTTGAGGATGCCTACGGGACGGCAATAGACGCGCTCGACGGGTGCCCGCTGTTCACGATGACGCAAATGCAGAGGCTGATTGCCTATTTCGGCGACTTCAAGACCGGCGATTGGTCGGACAAGGCCCGGCATACCGTCGCCAAGAATGCATACCGGCTGCGTGAACGAAACGAGCCGAACAACCGTATCAAGTACCGCAAGCGGCAAGAGATCGTCTACGCCCGCGCAAACGCTGATCAGCGACGCTGGCACGAGGCTGATACAGGGCTGATCATCAGGCAGCTTGATATTGCAGAGGATCGGGTGACGCAGGTCATCAACGCCGAGCGTGACGAGCTTGCCGATCTCATGCGCGCGCAGGGATCCTAATTCGCCGCCGGAGGCGCGATAACACGCGTGCACACATGCACAGGGGCTGCGCAAGACCGGCTCCGCGAAGGGGTGTTGGAGCTTTTATTAACGTCGGCGCGTGCGCAGAGTGGCACAGGCAATCGAGTGTGTGTGTAAGGCGTTACGTGTTGTCTACGTTTATATTTTGACTTTAGATTTGCAACTTGCACAGTAAATCCAGAATCAATAGAGAAAGATAGATAGAATGGTATAATATTACTTATTATGTAATTGCTATAAGGGTAGGGGCTCTCCCTCTGTGCACGTGTGAACCACCGCCGCTGAAACCCCACGCGGGGCCGCCTCCGCCAGCGCGCGGCGTGCGGCGAGTATGGGATGGTGACCCCTCCCTGGGTGGGATGGTGACCCTCCTGGCGGCTACCTACCTCCCAAAATTCGTGCGGCTGGCGCATCGGGATGGTCGTTTCGGCAGATGGCTTGTTCTGGTTCGGATGGTGGTCTTGATGGTTGGTTTTGATGGTCGGTTCGGATTGGTCGTCATACAGTAACAAAAACCGGTTTTACTTACGGTACGCCGACTCGTTGGATGATCGGATGGTTCATGCGGTCGACGGTGACCGGCTGCTCGTCTGGGTCTAGATGCCCATCCAGCTGCGTCGATAGCTGATCCATTAGCTTTGAGCTACGGCTGCCGGGTTTTCTACCATCTGTAGGGCATTTGCCAACAGCTCGACGCGATGGGATGGGTCACGGAGGCGCCGCGGAGGCGGCCCACCGCATATTCCAGGAACGCGCTAAGCAGGAGGCTGCCCGGCGGCAGCGGATGCGCGACATCATCGCGAGCATCCTACCTGGAACCGAGGGCGCAGGCCCGTGACGTCGGCGCACGCAGCGGCAGTGTCACCATTGTCCGGAGGTTTCCCACGTTTGTCCCTTGCGCGACGTTTGTCCCTTGCGCGCACGAAGTAGAGAGGAGGGTTTGAGAGAGGGTTATATTATTTACTCTCCTTTCTACGCCGCGCGCGTAAGGGACAAACGGTGACACGCCCGGACAATGGTGACAGTGCTAGGCGCCGCCGACGGGCTCTGCTGTCAAAGGTTCGACTCGCCGTCAAAAGGGAGCTCCGTCGATGTTCGTCCTGTTGCAAGTCTCCCCGCCAGAGGCCGCCGGCCACGAGGACTGGTGCTGTTGCCTCGATGTGATCGCGGTTGACGCCTCGGAGGCAGCCCTGCGGCAATACCTGGCTGTCTACGAGCCGCGGTACCGGGCAGCGGTCGCGGCGTTCGACCTCTGGGATGCTGACCTGGCGAAGGACTGGGGCGCGGAGCACGACCGCGTGCATGACGAGTTTCTGGTCAAGTATGACGTCCATGGCTCGCTGATCCAGGGAACGAGATTCGAGATCCGAGATCCTGGAAAGCCGGACCAGCAGCCGGCCCGTTCCGGCGCGGGCAGCGTGGACCTATGGCTGAGAAAACCGCTGCCCAGCGACAGCGACGCGTGGCGGACACCCAGGCGTGGCGAGCGCGGCAAAAGCGCGGAGCCGCGGTCTATTCGGTCGAGGGCCGCGATGTTTTACTTCTTGCCGCGCCCTGCCTTAGCTTATTGCCGAACTCCGTTTTCCAAATCCACGAGACAGCCATGGCGACCGGCGCGGCTCGGTGGCGGCAATATTTCCGCGACGCTCCACCATTTCCGCGAGGCTCCACCGCAGCCTGGCGACGAGCAAGTAGGCGGCTGGTCGCACGCGCAGCTGATACGGATGGACAACCGCTTCCGCGCTCGCCTCCTGCGCGCATTTAAGAGGGGAAGGAGAACCGCCGCCGGGCTGCGACCGCGACGTACACGCCAGAGAGTGGCCGCCAGCGCGCCTAACCCGTCGCCGCCGTGCGCTCGGCGTCCCACGTGATCGCGCGTGCAACGTTGTAAGCGACACGATGCACGAGGCCGTCACCGAGAGGCTTGCCTTGTAACTCGGCCGCGACCCGCTCGAGGAAGACATCGCGTAGATCGGGTGGTACCATCCGCGCCGCTTGCATTAGCTCGTGGAGCTGGGCGTCGGTAAACCGAATCAGCGTCATGCGTCCGTCCGTTCGCCCTCGGGTAGCAGGCACAGCGCCTTCGCGAGGTCCGCGAGCGATCGTGTCATCCGGTCGTACGTTTCGTAAGCCTCGTGGTCGATTTCATCGAGCTCACGTAATTGCGCTGCGATGCGGTCGCAAATCATCGCGGTTGCACAGTATGCTTCGAGCAGCGGGAAGATCTCTGGACCAAAGAACCCGGCCTTCCTTGCCCCGACGGTCGCCTTCCAGGTCTCGGCTTCTTCAGGAGACAGATGCTCCGGCGGGGGTGGTCGTCCGTCTTGGGGGAAGGGAATGATCCTCGAGTGGTCGGACATCGCTATCGCTCCCAAAGTCTGGGCTTGCGAGGGGTGTCATCCTCGTAGGGAAAATCCCATGGTTTCGGTCCTATGGTGCGGTGCGGATCGCGGCCGTCGGCGCGGCTCTCCAAATTAGATTTGGGCGTGAGCCTTAATGCGCGTGCGAATGCCAGCGCGGTGGAGGCTGTCGAGTTGAGCCGTTGTGATAGCCGGTCGTAACTCGGGAGCCCGACACCGATACGGTCAAGCTCCGTTTCGAGCCTCTCGCATTCAGCCATGGCGTGACAGTAGCGGGCGAGGAGCGCGTGCGTCTCCTTGCTGAAGTGGCGCGCTTTCATACTTGAAACTGCATCTCTCCAGACGGCAGCGGCGGCCTCGGGCATTCCCTGCGGTGGGTCGGGGCGTTCATGCGTCCACGGGACAGCGGGGCTATTGGCAAGGTGGTTGATTTCGTTGGCGGATTTTCGGGGCACCAGAGCCTTCCTCGTTGGGTTATAGAAAATCGCCTGAACCCCGGCCGAAATAGCATTCTCTGAGCCAAAAATCTATCAAAAAGCGCATAATTCAGCTGGTTTCTCAATGGCTTGCAGTGTGGCTTTTTGTCCGGACCTTTTGTTGGAAATAGGTAGTCCGTTGCAAAGATCGAGCGCCGCTGCGCCCCGAGGATTGGTCACCGTCAGAAAATTTGCAGACCCCCCGGCACAAGAAAACCGGGCAATTTCTTAGCCGCCGCTTCGGTTCGTTCAAAAAACTGCACTGGCTTTGGCGTCGATCAGGCGGGAATAATTCAAATTATACCGAGTCCCTGAAATTGTGACTCGTGGGCGATTCCAAGATGGAGGCGAGTCAGATTCAACATGGCGAACCCAGGAGGCTCGTCATGTCGGCTCCGACACCATTGCGCCAGGATTTTGATGCG